TTTGTAATTTGAAGGTAGAAACAATTGTAGTACATTGTTTTCTATTATTAGTAGTAAGGATGGGCAACAGTCATTTTTCCAACTGCTGTCTTCAATCCAGAATTCACCTTGAAACTCATAGTTAAGTACATCAAGTACAAATTGTTTGTGTGTATTCCAATAGAATGTTTTAATTTTAGAGTCCATAGTTAGATAGTTTATAGTGTTTATAATATGGTTTGTCTCATCAGTTTAAAGGTAACCAATCTTTAAAGATGCCTACCTTAGTAGGCATTTCGACTCAAAGATATTTTTTAGGTAGTTTATTATAGAATTTTATTGTGTGACCCGATGACCAACTATTCAAATAGACTTCTTTAATTATCGCATATTTATATCCAATAGCTGATAAAATTATAGTTCCAAAGCCTAATACACCCTCTTCTATTTCGTGTATGTCACCGCCTTTGTCTATGTATTGGTCAATTAAACTTTGTACTGCTGTTGATGTGAAAGTTTGCATTTTTAAATATGTTTTAAGCGTGATTTAATATAAATACAGATACTTTACCCTTTCCAAGTGTACCCGAACATAGTCCACACTTTGAGCAGGTTGATTTATAACCCGCTTCTTTTGATGCAGGACAATTTACAATGCCGTCGATTTTTTCCTCAGTTGCAATAAATGAGCGGTAACCCTCATTCCTTGCAATTAGTTCCTCTTTAATAGTGTGCGTTGATGCCATAAAATAACCGCTTAAATCGTCTCTTTTTTGCCATTGGTGAGTATAACCTGTCCAATTATCGCATATGTTTACAATGTCGCTTATTAAGTCTGTCGGATGTAGTGACGGCTCGCCATATGACCCAAAACGAACATATGTATTTTTAGCAAAATTTAAGGCTTGCTGTTTTACGTCTTCGTTATATGTTGGTATGTCGTAGAAGTCTTTATATTGCTTTATAACTGATTTTAGCATTGAAATAAAACCAACGTATTGATTGAATTTGTGTGTATAACACAAACCGAATGAATTAAACGGACAGTCTAAACAGTTACTATCGGCATTGCTGAAAAAAGTTTTCATTCCGTCGTTTAGCCCTTGCAAAATTAGTTCAAATTGCGTCCGACTGAATGTATAACTTTGTAAAATTTTGCGTTTCTTATCCGCTTCTATTTTATCATTCGAAGTTGTCCCATATCTAAAAATATGGATTGCATTTGAGTCCCTAAAGATTACTTTATTAGATTTTTTAGGCTTTTTTGCTTTAGTCGTTTTCATTGTTAATTAGTTTTTAGTGTTAATTAAATTTGTTGTTTGATGCATCCCCAAAATAAGGACTAAATAACATCATTATAAATAGGGTAATTACAAAAAAAATGAATAGATTTTCCATGTTAATAGTGTTTTAAATAGTTAGTACTAGCTTATAGAATCGAACTATAAGAGGGAAATAACAGATTGTTATTCATTATATCACATTCCTATGTGATAACTCGCAACCACACGCTAGTATGCCTTTAATCTTGCCTACAATGTCAAAGAACAACTACATTAGTATACATTAAGATTTTAACTGCTGCCGTTAGACATGAACTTAATATATAGTACACCATTCAATACTTCTACTTTTCGTATCTGATATGTGTCAGCCTTGTGCTGTGTTTGTATCAGAACGGAAGCAAAGGTAGTACTAGTTTTTATATTTGCAAACATTTGGTAAAAATATTTTCATTTTTTTTGAAAGTTTTTTTTGAGAATAAAGCACAAAAGCGATACAATGCCGATAAATACTGGGTTTATTGAAAAGTACATTTTTAGAAAAAAATTAGGTGAGAGAGAAAAAAAGAGAGGGACAAAGTGAAGAAAGAAGGCGAACAAACGTTCGTTTTTTTTGGAATCTAGCAGAAACAAATAGTAATATACGACACAAGATCGTGTGAAAAAGATATACATATACGACGTTTTTATGTGTTCCCTGGAATGATCTCAGATTAAAAAATAAACTATTTCCGGCAAAATAGTTTATAAAAATCATTGGCTAAATTACTTAGTTTACATTGTAAGCAAAGGTTAGTTTATATACCAAGCAAAGGTTAGTGTATGTTTAACACTAAGGTTAGTTTAGTTTATAAGCGAAGCAGCGGAGCAGCAGCAGGTACACGATGTGTGCGACGTATACGGCAAACGACGGACGGACGGCAGCACTACAGCAGCGTTAAGATATACGACAGCAACGGCAACAGCAGCGTATACAAAAAGCCTAAAAAATCAGCCGAGCCAAGGCAAAACAACACCCCCCCCATCGAAAAAAATCTCGCTTTCCGATCGCGGCCCGTCGCGTCAGACCGCTACAGTACCCAAAAGCTCTAATTATTTAATTCTTTTTATTATCTTTGCCTTAACGTTAACATTTTAAAACTTTATAGCTATGAAAGTAAGAGGAATTTCGAACAGTATTTACGGTGGATATGCCGGAGGGGATGGCTTGACCATGAAGAATGGCAGGTTGATTAACAATAGGCCATGTAGTGAGACTGGTATAGCTGAGATGGCTAGGGCTAGGAAGATGGCTAAGAGGGAGGAGAAGGTCAGTATGATTGCTGATGGTTATGCCAGGGGGGAGATGATGAGTGAGGCGAGTGAGATGATTATGTCACCATTTAAAATTAAGTTATGAAGAAGGAAATTGTATTAGGTGTTGTACGCCACACGTTGACTTTTGTCGGAGGTATTTTGATTGCCAAGGGCTTGATTGACGAGGGGGTATTATCTGAGATTATTGGTGGAGTTATTACTCTGGTAGGTGGACTATGGTCTGTTATTGACAAGACCAAGAGGTTATCTGCGTAGCACTAAGTAATGTCGATTTTAAAAAATGAGGGGTCTATTTAGGCTCCTCTTTTTTTGAGAATAACACATACTTTGTAGTATTTGTCGTGTACTATTTTATATACTTTTATTATTATTATTATTATTTATGTCAATAATCGACATTAAAATGTCAATATAATGTCAATTATATTGATATAAGTAGTTGATAATAAAGAGTAATGTCGAAAATGTCGAATATAAAAACGATTTGATATTTATAAAAATAGTTGCGCATGATAAATATATAGAGAGAGAATAGGGAAATGACATTGTCAGATCAGCACAGCTTGCTGTATTGATAAGGTAGTAAAAAAGTATTTGGTGGTATAAAAATTACGCTTATCTTTGTGGCATCATATTTTAAAATCTAAATCTAATTTATTATGTTTGACAGTACAGGTTATTCACCCAAGGACTTGGTCTTTGGAGAGAAGGGTCGCAACAAGTTGATTGATGGCATCACTAAGATTGCGGATGCAGTAAAGAGTACTCTTGGCCCAGGGGGCAATACGGTGTTGATTGAGTCACCTCATCACACGCATGGTATCACGGTTACGAAGGATGGTGTTACGGTAGCTAAGGCTATTGACCTGTTTGATCCGGTAGAGAACCTTGCGGTTAGGATGATGAAGGAGGCAGCTGAGCGTACCGCTACCAGTGCAGGGGATGGGACGACCACCTCGATTATCTTGACAGAGGCTATGGTGCTTGAGGGGACTAAGAGGCTTACGCCTGACGTGAATCGCACTGCGGTGCTTAGGTATTTGCATAGTATGTGCAACGAGGTGGTGAGCCAGTTGACGGCAAAGGCCAAGAAGGTGACGAATAAGATGCTCATTGACGTGGCTACGATATCGGCTAATAATGACAAGGAGATAGGGCGAATAATCGCTGAGGTGTATAAGGACATCGGGAGGGATGGCATTGTCACTGTGGAGAAGAGTCAGACCCATGAGACCTATGCTGAGACCACTAAGGGTCTAAAGATTGACAGGGGCTATCTGTCAAATATGTTCATCAACGACCAGAAGAAGGACGAGTGTGTGTTTGAGGATGTGATGGTCTTGGTTGCTGACATTGAGATAAGTAATATCTTGCAGATTGAGAACATACTAAAGCCAATCATTACTGAGGGTAAGAAGCTGCTCATCATATCGCCATGCAGTGTGAACGTGGTCAATACCCTTGCGGCAAATGTGGTCAAAGGTAACGTCAAGGTCTGCGCTGTGGCTCCGCCTAGTTTTGGGTATAAGCAGCATGAGCTGATGCAGGACATCGCGGTGAGCGTAGGGGCTAACTACTTTAGTGAGAAGACCGGTGACGACTTGTCGCTCATCAACTACGCTGACCTGGGCCATGCGGCAAAGGTCATTGTCTCATCTGACAAGACCATTATCCTTAAGTCTGAGGCGAGAGCCAAGTCTGAGCTAGTAGAGGAGAGGGTCAAGCAGCTATGGGCCGGTCATGCTATGGCAAAGCGCAAAGCTGACAAGGACTTCATACTTGAGAGGATCGCTTCGCTTACCGGTGGTATCGGGGTGATATATGTCGGGGGCAATACTGACCTGGAGCAGAAGGAGCTGTATGACAGGGTTGACGATGCGGTATGCGCAGTGAGGTCAGCCTTAGAGGAGGGCATCCTTCCAGGTGCCGGCAAAGCACTCTTTGAGATTGACCATAGTAAGTTGTTGGGCGACCCTGACAGCCATGAGCTGAACGTGGCGTGGCATATCATGGACGCAGCGCTTAAGGCTCCAATCAAACAGATACTAAAAAATGTGGGGCTTGACTTTGAGGCGGTGTATGAGTCGTTCACTCCTGAGGGGTATGACAAGGTGCCTGACGGCTTTGGCTACAATGTCAAGACCGGTGAGTTCGGGGACCTCATCAAGATGGGTATTGTTGACCCATTGAAGGTCACAAGGAGTGCGCTGCAAAATGCAGTGAGTGTGGCATCAACAATTCTTAGCACCAATGCCATCATCACAATGGGCAGGAGCTTTGAGATTTCTAACGCTAAACAATAGTTCATTTTAAAACAAAATCACAACATGAAGCATTCTTTGCATTCCTCGTTTTACCCACACATTGACGCGAAAAAATTTACTACTGTAGTAAAAAAGCTAAGACAGTTTTTTGACAACAAAGGCCTCCTTGAGGTGCATACGCAAAATAGGCTGAGCATATTGGCTGCCTGCGAGAATCCGCATAGCATTGCTAGGTTCACCTACAACCACAATGTCTATCCGCTACCGCAGACTGGGCAGATGTGGCTTGAGCATGAGCTGCTGACACAGCCGGAGGAGAAGGGGTTCTACTGCTTGTCAACGAGCTATCGCAATGAGGAGGCACCAATTGAGGGTCGCCACTGCATGATATTCCCAATGTTTGAGTTTGAGTTCCACGGAACAATGACCGAGCTAGCGATAGTAGAGACTGAGCTGCTTGAGTTCCTTGGCTTCAAAGCTCCTGCTATCAGAAACTATGAGGACGTATGCGATGAGTATGGTGTCAGTATCATTGAGAATGATACAGAGACAAAGCTATACCATGACGTATCTGACGCGGTGTTGTTGATGAACTTCCCAGAGCGCACCAATCCATTCTGGAATATGGAGAGGCATAATGACGGAACGGCAAAGAAGATTGACGTGATCCTCTGTGGGCAGGAGACAATCGGTTCTGCTGAGCGTAGCTGCAATCCTGAGAAGATGAAGGAAAACTTCTTCACCATCGAGGGTGGAAAATACGCTGAGAAGCTATTCGACTTGTTCAGCTACAACAGAGTGATTGACGAACTTGAGGAGTTCCTACAAAATAAATTTACTCCACGCGTAGGGGCCGGCATCGGCATAACCCGACTCATCAGAGCTATGGAGATAAATAAATTGATTAGTTAGTTTTTTTGGTTTTAAAAGTGATGAGGGTTGGGTCAATGCCCAGCCCTTTTTGTCTAATCTAAATTTAATTCAATGCGATATGTACTACTATTTGTCATGCTTATTACGGCATCCTCTGTATCCAAGTCAAAGCCAGTACCTGGCAATGCAAAAGAGAAGCCAAAAGTAAAGACAGCGGACTTTGTCAATTGGTCTATCAATGACAAGCCCAAGTCCCAATGGGACAATGTTGACTGGATGGCCAAGATGCTAATGTCAGAGACCTTTGACTCAACAGCCACTGAGGCGATAAGGCTAATGGCAATAACAGCAGCGGTCCATGCCGAGATGGCCGGCACAAGCATCAAGGATGCAATACTTAAAAAGGGAGCCTTCTCAGGAGTAAACAGAGAGAGCTATATCTGGTGGAGAGCGGAGCCAACAGCTGCACACAAAAAGATAGCCATTGACATAGTCAACAATGGTATCAAAAAGCATGAGCCAAGGGTGTATGCCTTCTGCAATATGGGCATCATATCAGAGAGCAACCGTAGATGGTTTAAAAAGCTTCGGTTCTATAAAAAAATTCAAGACGTAACATTTTTTCTTTTACCATAAATCTAATTCAATGCAACCAATAGGGAAATACATAGTCGTTTCGTCAATTGACGAGGAGATAAAAACTGACTCAGGCATCATCCTTTCAGGAGACGATGCTAGTCAATTCAGATACAAAAAGGGCAAGGTGGTAAAGCCTGGCACTGACGTGTCTGTGATAAAAGAGGGTGACGTTGTCTACTATGACAAGGGCTTCTCATTCACGATGATCATCAACAATGAGCAGCATACAATCATTCGGGAGAACGATGTCGTTGTTGTTTGTTAAAGTTATTCATCTCGATAATCATATCTTTGTAGACCTTCTCGCTATACTTGGCTTTCCTTTTTAGGAAGATAGGGTTGTTACACTTTTGCACAGGGATGTCTTGTCCGTTTAGCTTTCTGTATAAGTCAGCAATGAGAAGCTTCCCCTTGTCGCTCATTTGGTAGATGGTAGCCCTTTGGCCTACCTTCTTGCGAAAGACTTCGAACCATCCGTCCTTGAGCATTTGACTAAATCTTTCCTTGTTCCAGGGTAAAATCTTTTCGAAATCAGCAAATCTCTCCCTATTGAAGTAGCCTTCGGAGTACATGAAGATTAAAACATCCAGTTCTGCCTGCGATATTTTATGTTTTGCCTTGAAGTACTGACGTATTACCTTGTAATACTTCAGATAGTCACGTGGTGGTAAAGCCATTTTTATTAAATTTTATTAAATTTTATACAAATATAATCAAGAAAACTTATTATATTTGACCGAAATAAAAAATATATTCACATGGCAGACGATAAAAAAACTAAGCAAGAGCCTCAGAAAGAGGAGAAAAAGACAGTATCAGGTAGCATAGACCTAGCTAAGAAGCTGAATGATATCACATTCAACAACAAGCAGGTCAAGATGATCGCTGAGATGCAGGCTGAGAATAACAGAGTCAAGGCGATGATGGGTAGAAAGAAAAGTGCGCAGGCAGGTATGCCAAAAATCGCAGGATTAGCAACTTTAGGCAATCAGATTATTAAATAATAAACTAGTTTATCATGAAAAAGTCATCATCAACTCCAAATTTACCAATGTCTTCTCGTTTGCAGCCACCTGCCGGTGGTGACAAAATGCCCCCAATGGCTAAAAAGGCTGGCAAAACACCTGCCACCAACAAGATGGCAAAGGGAGCTTCAAAAAAAGCAATGCCTGCGAAGAAAGGCTACTAGAATGAAGTTAGAAACACAAAGGTTTATGGGGGAAAACCAACTTGTCTCACGGCTTGCAGTACAAGTTGGTTCCATAGACCGAGCAAAAGGAATTTTAATTAAGCGCGGTGACATGAAACCTGACGGTAAGACACTCACAGCGAAAGGAATGAAGCGAAATGCGATGACCGCAGGCGAAAGAGCGGTGGATAGAGCAGCAAAAGCGTCAGGAAAACCAAAATCAGACTACAAATACAACCCATTAACAAATAGAGCAACCTTAAAAAAGTAAATTATGGCTAAGTCAAAGAAACAAGAGGTAGCAGAGGATGAAGTAATCGTGCAACCTGTGGTATCTGAAGAGGTACAAGAGGAAAAGGTAGAGGAGACCAAGCAAGAAGAGGTGCATCCTCATAAAGTAGGACTACAATCAAGAGACTACAGAAGCAAGTATGGCAAATAAAGCGACAATGAAATGCAATAGTCCTCGATCATCAGACCGACCAGGTAAAAAGATGATGGTTAAGGCTTGCTCCGGTGGGCAAGAGAAGCTTTTGCACTTTGGTGCCAAGGGTTATGGGAACAACTACTCCGAGGCAGCTAGAAAAAGCTTTAAAGCAAGACATAAATGCGATACAGCAGACGATAAGCTAACGCCAAGGTATTGGGCCTGCAAAAAGCTATGGGCAGGGCCTGGTGGTAGCACAACAAGTAACCCTAAAGGTAGACAAGGTAAGTACTAATGAAGGACAGTTGCTATAAAAAAGTAAAAGCACAGTACGATGTGTTCCCATCGGCAAGAGCGTCACAGGCTATAGCTAAGTGCCGCAAGCAATCGGGCAATGTCGTTAAGTCCGAGAAGGGTACAAGCCTAAAGAGATGGGAGAAAGAGAACTGGGTTGACACGAAAACAAATAAGCCCTGTGGGGCAGGAGGTAAAAATGAGTATTGCAGACCTACAAAGAGAGTATCTGCACAGACTCCAAAGACAAAGAGTGAGATTAGCCCTGCAAAACTAGAGAGCAAGAAAAGAGAGAAGTCAATGGTGGGTATGGGTAACAGAGTAAAAAAAGTATAGCTATGAATCAGAATATCAAAAGCAGAGGCGTAGGGGATACCATTGAAAAAATCACCAAAGCCACAGGTATTAAAAAAATTGTCGATACAGTGTCAAAAGCTACAGGTCAAGACTGTGGCTGTGACAAAAGAAGAGACTCATTGAATAGATTATTCCCATATAATAATAACAAATAATGGCAAACGTAAGAATACAACCAAGCAGAGCATTAACAGTTTATAAATCAGATGATGCGGATATTCCATATCCAGCATTAGCTGTAGCTGGAACGACTGATGGTACTGGTACAAATGAACTTATAGACAGTACAGTTAATTTCGTTAATGTTCCAATATATCCTGGTAATATTGTCTATAACACAACTACATCGGTAGCGGCTACAATTATTGGTGTTCCTACTGCGACTCCGAATAAACTTATTTTGAATGCAGATATATTTGTTTCTGGCGATAATTATGTCATATATCAATCAAGCCCAATGGCCGGTGGTCAAAATACAGGCTGTGTATTGTATATAGGAACAGGTGGTGATGTTGTAGTGACAATGGCAGGAAATGATATAGTAACATTTTTTAATGTTCAGGATGGAACATTTATGCCTGTTCAGGTATTAAAAGTTTGGGATGCAACAACAGCAGAAGATATTATAGCTCTTTGGTAGATGACAACGATAACAATAACACAGACATTTACATCAAAAACAAGGAATGGTGGTGGAGGCGGTGCGCCTCCACTTAATACAGTAGCTCCTGTCATCTCTGGCAGCAGTGCAATTGGCTCTACCCTATCCAGTACCACCGGCACATGGACAGGAACACCTACAATAACATATAGCTACCAATGGAAAAGAGCAGGTGTTGACATCGTAGGAGAAACTAATTCAACCTATGTCCTTGTAGTAGCTGATTATAATGTAGCAATAACCTGCGTAGTAACAGCAACAAATGCATTCGGATCTGCAAGCGCTACCAGTAATTCAATAACAGGGACCGGTGTTGCTCCTGTTAATACAGTAGCTCCTGTAATAAGTGGCACTCCTACAGTAGGACAGACACTGTCAAGTACTACAGGCACTTGGACCGGCAATCCTACTCCGACATATACCTATCAGTGGAAAAGGAATGGGAGCAATATAGCAAGTGCTACATCATCAACATATACCCTTGTTCAAGCTGATGCAACATTCGCAATAACCTGCGCTGTAACTGGAACAAATGTAGTAGGGGCAGCGGAAGCAACAAGCAACTCATTGACAATATTCGATGCCGATGCTCAGGCGTTTATTACGGCAGCAGGCTTGACAGATAACACGCAAAAAAGTGCAGTCAATCAACTTACTGTTGACTTAAAAGCTGCAAGTATTTGGACAAAGATGAAAGCGATATATCCTTTTGTTGGTGGAACTGCTACAACTCATAAATGGAATTTGAAAGACCCACAAGATACAAATGCAGCTTTTAGATTAGTTTTTAATGGTGGTTGGACTCATTCTTCTACTGGTGCATTACCAAATGGTACAAATGGTTACGCTAATACATTTTTTAATACAGATGATGTAACAACAACAGGTTTACAATCTTATGGAGTTTATTTAAGAACAAATCCAACTTTTGCAGTAAATACTACTGAAGCATCAACAGGATTGAGAAGTGGTATTTATTGGATTAGAGTAACTAATACATTGCCTACTACTTCAAATATTAGGTCAGGAAATAGGACTGAAAATATTAGTGGGGTTACAGGTTTAATTGGTCATTCAAGAAGTACAGCAACACAATGGTATGTAAATAATAATTCAACAATTTTAGTTGGTTCTACAACTGCAAGCACTTTAAGTCCTGAAACTGTAAATACATTTTCACTTGGTGCATATAATGATTTAGGCAGTATTACTAATTTTAGCACACAACAAATGGCATTTGCATTTTATGGTGAACCTTTGTTATCGTCTGAAATGACAAATTATTATACAGCTATACAAACATTTCAAACAACACTCGGAAGACAAGTATGATATACGTAGGACTATTAACAGAATCGCAAAAGAATGAGCTTGTCGGTCAGCTTTACGATGAAGACAGCTATTTCAACCCAATTTTAGATTTTTTTGACCAATGGATAATTTCTGTTGAGGAAATGGAATTTTGCGTAACTCCTGAGTTTCAATGGGTCAAAGATTTGCCTTTGATTGAATATATACCTAAACCTGAACCTCCATCACCAGAAGAATAAAAATTAAAAACTATGTTAGGCGGTTTATTAGATAATGAGGAAAGAATATATTTGTCTGATAAGTTTTATGATGAATATAAGCCATTTACTCCTTTATTGGATGCAGAAGAAAATTGGATTATACCGTTACACCAAATATTTGAAAACAAAAATATAGACTGTTGGTGGGTAAAGCATTTACCAATAGTTGAATACAAGCACTAAACCCATGTTTTTACAAGTACCCCAAGAGATAAGCTATCTGACAAATTACGGAATCTTAGGACTATTCGCCATACTAATGATTGGCGTTATAATTTTTATGGGCAAACAGTTTTTTGCTTGGCATAAGAAAAATGAAGCAAGAATACAGGAGCTTGAAAAACGACACGATCAATATATGACGGAAGATCGTGCAAGACTTATCGATACTGTAAACAGTAACAACAATGTCATTGAAAATAATACTGCAATGATGAAAAAACTTCTTAACCTTGTTGAAAGATTAGAAAGATGAAACAGACAATACTATTTATTGATGCCGGTCATGGAGGGCTAGATCCAATGACAAAGAAGTATTTGACTCCTGAAACAATAGGGAAGAAAACACTACACACAAATGGTAAAGCATACCATGATAATGGATGGTTCTATGAAGGCCATTTCAATAGACAGTTTGCAAATGAGTTTATGGAAAAAGCTATAGCAGCAAGATTCCATTGTATTCCAGTGTACCACCCTTGGAATGACAACTCACTAAAAGATAGAACAGACTCTGCTAATCAGATTGCAGCAAAATATGGCACTAGGTCATTATTCCTTTCGTTCCATGCTAATGCAGCAGGGATGAGTACAGCTCCACAGACAGGTGCTGAAGGAGTTGGTGCTTTTGTGTACAAACTTAATTCAGAAACTGCTGGTCTTGCTTTGTCTATTTGCCAAGGACTTGAAAAGATATTCGATAGATATGGCAGCAAAAGACGCGCGTCATTAGTATTAGACACTTCATTGCATATTACGTCTGCTACAAGTATGCCGGCAATTTTGTTTGAGCTTGGATTTTTCGATAATCCAAATAATGCAGATCTCTTGATAAACCCAACATTCAGAACTGCACTTATTACGTCAATAATTGAGACACTCAAAACAAAAGTTATATGAGAAAGAAATTCAAAGATACCAAAGTTGGAAAGTTCTTATCTGAGAAGGCTCCAAAGATTTTGCAGGCAGTTGGAGATATACTCCCTGAGAAGGGCGCATTGGGCATTGTAAAGAACTTAATCAACTTATCTGATGACTTATCCCCTGAGGACAAACAAATGCTCTCAGAGGAGATTTTAAAGCTTGAGGAGCTTGAGCTAAAAGATAGAGACTCTGCAAGAAATAGAGAGATAGAGATAGCAAAAATCCACAAGTATGACTTCTTGTTCTATCTAACCGGAATAATTGGACTTGCTGCTTTCTGCTTTATGATATATGCAATCGTGTACCTGACCATCCCTACCGAGAATAAAGAGGTATGGATCCATCTGATAGGTATTACAGAGGGGATTGTGATTTCAATATTTGGCTACTACTTTGGTAGCTCAATTAGAAGAAATTCAAATTAAATATCTATATTTGCCAATTAAATAAAATCAAATCAATTATGAATTACGTTTCAAAAGAAGAGCTTGAAAGAATCCAAGCTATGAACTCAGAATTTGCTAAAGCAAAGATGGCATTAGGAGAACTAGAGCTAAACAAGCAAGGCATCTTAGGTCAGATTAACGCTATGCGTCAAGAGTTCTCTGAATATGAAAGGATACTAATTTCGAAATATGGCCAAGACTCTGTTATAAATTTACAAACAGGCGAGGTCACCCAAAAAACATAAATAATGGCAAAGATAAGTACATACGCTACTACAGCACCGGCCCTTGGTGATATGCTCATTGGCACTGATGTCAATGACATGAACAGCACTAAGAATTTTACCATAGGAAGTTTATTGTCACTCCCTGGGTCAACAACGTATGTACCTTATACAGGAGCAACGAATGACGTATTTCTTTTAGGATATGGATTCTATGCTAATGAGTTTGTTGTTTATGGAGGGACATCATCACAGTTTCTAAAAGCAGATGGGTCAATAGATAGCACTGCTTATTTGCCTGTATCTACTGCCGCATCAACGTATGTCCCATATACAGGAGCGAATGCAAATGTAGATTTAGGTGTATGGCAGTTAAAGGCAAGTAGTATATACACTGTTCTAGCCGAAATCGAGTTCATTAATTCAATTACAGATGACTTTGAAATAAAGGATCAAGGCAGTAACTTTCCTGGATTAAAATTAGACTTTAACAATGGAATTTATTATCTAGGAGATAGTGCAGGATTTGTTAACGGTACCTATATCAAAGTTGACGATGCCAACAGCAGAGTAGAGATAAGCAAAGCTATCTATACCAATGCTAGTACAGGCACAGCAGGTCAGATATTGACAAGTCAGGGAGCTGCACTTCCTGCAACTTGGGTAACACCAGCTTATTTAGTTCCTACTTATGGTTCATTCTATGACGTTGTTACTCAGACAACAACAGGTATGACATTGAAGGTAATGAACTTCGGGTCAAATGATATTGTGAGTGGAATAACAATAACCAATGATACATTTGGAAATCCAACAAAAATAACATTCTCAGCTACAGGTGTTTATAATATTCAGTTTTCAGCACAGCTTAAAAAGACAGGTGGTGGAGGAGCTACCATTTTCTACATTTATCTTATAAAAGATGGTAACCCAGTTTCAAACTCAACAACAGCAGTAACGCTTGAAAATAATGGAGATTTGACTGTAGCTGCATGGAATTGGTTTATTGATATCCCTTCATTGCCATCAAATTGCCAAATAGGGTGGTATGCAAATAATGCCAATGGAGAATTGCATTATGATGCATCTCCTGTAGTTGGTATACCAGCTATCCCATCAGTAATATTGACAGTTAATAGAATATCGTAATGGACGTAAGGAAGATATCGATAGGCGCTGATTATAAGAACGCAATGCATTATGTTGTCGGGCAGAAAGTCCTAGGTGACACCAATGAGATACATCTTATAAGAAGAGACCAATCGGGATCTATCCGCATCTACATAGTAAACAAGAAGGGCGAGATAGTCCTATGGAAAGAATTTAATGATACAATTCCAACTTCAATCGAATTTAATATAGATTTTTAATGAAATCACCGACTCAGTTTATAGTAAAGCCTGTAAATGGGAGTCGATATAACAACACAAAAAGCATAGCCGGTGTTGAGTTCATTATAAACACCTCTGAGGAGGAGTTTAAGTTCTCAAATCGTTATGCTGAGGTTATAGAGACACCTATAGATTACAGCGGTCCAATAAGACCAGGGGACACCTTAATCGTCCACCATAATGTCTTTAAGTTCTACAACGACATTAAGGGTAGACGCAAAAGCGGAAAGAGCTTTTTCAAGGAGGACCTGTTCTTTATTGATGATGAGCAGTTTTATTTGTATAAGAGTGACGGAAAGTGGCAAGCATATGATAGGTATTGTTTCGTAAAGCCTATACCTGCTGAAGAGAGCTACATAAAAAAACCGTTCACACTTGAGCCTTTAATGGGTACAATGAAATACCCTAATGAATATCTAAGAAGTAAAGGTGTCAACGAAGGAGATACCGTGTGCTTTGCCCCTAACGGTGAGTACGAATTTGAAATTGATGGTGAAAAGCTATATAGGATGTATGACCATTTTGTGACAATGAAACTAGAGCCGGTATGAGCAACAGAGAGATAAAGCTTAAAATAATAAACTCTGGATACAAGGCCATAGAGGAATTGATAAAGGTTGCAGAGGAGAGTATCATCACTCAGGAAGAGGGCGATATATCAGCAGATAAGTTAAAGAATGCAGCAGCATCCAAGAAGTTGGCAATATTTGACGCATTTGAAATACTCAGTAGAATAGAATCCGAGAAAGAATCTCTTGATTACATAGAGAGAGGTATTAGTAAAGTAGACTCAAAACAAGGCTTTGCAGAAAGACGATCAAAATAGACTTTATTATGTCGTGAAGGATTTAATTCCTTTAAATGCGATTGGTAATAAAAATAGAGTTCGCTCTTGGCTGTACGGTTACAATGAGCAGTATGACGTTGTCGTTATCTCAAAGAGCGGTCAGATAGGCGAGGTTATAAACATCTCAGGGGTAAACATAGCTCTTCCTCCTGCACCGGAGAACTGCCACAAAAGGAGCGACTCAAAAGCAGAGCAATACTGGGATCGAAATCCAATACCTAGAGAACTTGAGAAGATAAACTCAATCTTCCAATGGAATGACAAGCCAAACGAGTTCAAAAATAAATGGGTTGACTATATAGAGACCGAGTTCGATTATCGCGAGCAAGGCTATTGGTTCATGAATAATGGTACCCCTTGCTATATCACAGGGTCTCATTATATGTACCTACAATGGTCAAGCATAGACGTTGGTTATCCTGACTTCCGAGAAGCGAATAGAAT